CCGAAGGCTGGTTTTAAGAATTTAATAGATGATGTCTTCATCTATTATGTCTAACGGGTTTCTGGCCCAAATTGATGTGTCTTTTTTGTAATAGAGTTTCTTTTTCAGGCAACCACAGGATTTCGTGTGACCACTGCGAAGGACGGTTCCCGTCACGGATTTTTGTTTCCCGCACGAACATTGGCACAACCACATGTGCTGACCTTTTTTGTTTTTAACATTGCTAAGTTTCAGTACGGTCAATTGATTATAGACCTTTCCAGTTTCGTCGATCATGGCCGAGCCTCCAATTGCTTTGCCAACCAGTCGATGTCGATCCTGCCTTCGTCCAGCGCCGCCAGAAGGATCAGGATCGCCACAGGCGGGGGCCAGCGCCCCGCCCGCCAGTATTCCACCATTCGGCTCTTGGAGCCTGTCAGGAGGCACAGGTCGGCTACGGTGAGGCCATGGCGCTGCATGGCGGCCTTGAGGGGACTCATGGTTCACACTCCATGAAGGCGGTGATCACTTCTGCCGCGACTTGCGGGACGATGGCGTTGCCGTAGGCGCGCAGTCGTCCCACTCTGTTGGATATCCCATGAGCCAACAGGGGAAGGCCGGGTTTAGAGCGCCTCGATTTTCCGTCTGATCCGGTGAGCCAGATGTGGTCGGACCAGAATCCGTTGCCTTGTCTGTTATCCAAACCGCATCGGCTAAAGCTGTCTGAACTCCGTTCTCCTTCATGCGGCTTGGATCTTTGCTGTTCTTCGTGTGCTTGTTGGCGGCTGGCGTCGGCCATGTCGCCATCGCCACATCCCTCGCCACTGACGATGATGCTCGCTTGCCTGACGCCACCTTCTGCAACACATCCAGACTGCCCGTGTCCTTCCAGTCCCGCGCTTGCGGGGTGGACCAAGGCGACAGTTGTGGAACCAGATCCTGAAGGCGGGGAGAGTTCCTGTTCGCCTGACTTGGGCCTGTCCCTCCCGCGCATGTGTCCGGTGTTGGCCAAGTCTGTAGCAACCCAATAGAGCCGTTGTCTGATGTGGGGGGCGTCCACCGAGCAAGCCGGGATATCGACTCCCCGGCTGGCGTAACCTTCTCTCTCCAAATCAGAACGCACTCCGTCGAGCCAGCCGTAGCCAGCCTGTCCCGCAACCTGCTCTCCCATGACGACAGGGGGCCTGACGGCGGTGATGAGGCGATGGAAGTGGGGCCACAGGTGCCTCGGATCGTCTGTACCGGCACCTTTGCCTGCGACCGAGAACGGCTGGCAGGGACAGCTTCCGGTCCAGATGGGTCTGTCATCTGGCCATCCAGCGAGACGCAGGGCATGTCCCCACCCGCCGATACCGGCGAAGAAGTGGCACTGGGTAAATCCTGCCAAATCGGCAGGCTGAACATCGATAATTGACCGGGTGTCGACTTCGCCATCTGGGATGTATCCTGCTTTGATCAAGTTACGGAGCCATTCTGCGGCATAGGGTTCGATTTCGTTGTAGTAGGCTGTCATGGCTGGCCCTCAATGGCCTCTACGGCCTCTGTCAGCGTCCGGTGGTGGGTGAGGGCCCCGGCAGGCGTCAATGCCCGCCAGCAGCCCCGTGTGGCCCTCTGGACCCAGCCTATGACGGCTGGGCCTTGGGAGAGGATGTAGAGCCCTTCGGTGGTGCGGGTGATGGTCATAGGCCCTTGTCCTCCAGACGCTCCAGAAGCTGCTCTATGGCCTCCAAGGCGGTGGCCCCGTAGCCGATGGGGTCGTTCGGCTCGCCCCCATAGGTGTTGTCGTCGTAGGCGCACCAGTCGAAACAAGGGCTAGGGACAGGCGCGGGGTCGTAATAGACGATGATTTTGTAGGTCGGGTTCATGCTCACCTCCCGTAGAAGTCGCGGGCGAGGTTGCCGGTCTCGCCGGTCAGATGCTCGCAGTCGAGGTTGAAGCTTTCCAGCCAGTCGCGCATTTCGCGCCATGCGAAGTCATTGTTGGCGTCAAGTATCCGCCAGACCTCAATGGCGGCGAAGCGGGTGACGTCGCGGCTTGTGCCGACTTCAAGGTCAATCTCGACCACCTTCTCAATGGTATGGGCGTCAACCTGACCCGTGGCGATGTCGTCAATCGCCTCCTTGGTGGTGGGGTAGATGGTCTCGTTGAGGAAGGGGCGGTTGTTGTAGCGGGTCATGATGAAAGTGAACTTGGTGGTCATGGTGGGCTCCTGTTAGTTGGTTACGGTTTGTTTGTAGGCGCAATGATTGCGGGCTGTCAAGCGAAGGCTTTGGCCGTCGCGCTGATCGTCAGCTTGATGGTGGGCTTGATGGCCGTGGCGTGGCAGCGGCGGAAGTCCTCGGCGCTCAAGAGGGTCTCGGCCAAGTCCTTGCTGAAGGTGGTGGGGAAGCTCTCCGAGACCTTCACGATGGCCTTCTCGCCGTGGATGACGGTTTCTTTGGTCTCAAGGATCTGGGCCTTGATGGCGTCGCGCTGCTTGGTCAGGGCCTTGATCTGGGCGTCGAGGGTGGCGTAGTCGTCGGCGAGGGTGGCGATGTTGGACATTGTATAGCTCCTGTTAGTTGATGAGTGAGGGAAGGTGGGGGCCGAAGCCCCCGGTTATGCAACCAAGTCTGAGGCGTCGATGATTGGCGACATGGAGTATTTGCCCCAAGGCCAGATTTGCTCGTTGTTGTCGTAGACGTTGATGCGGAAGGTTTTGCCGTTTGTGGCAGTGACGGTTTTGGCAGTGCGTTTGGCGATTGTCACGCTGATGATGCAATCGTAGTCGCAGATGCTGCGGGTGGAGTAGGTCTTGCCGGTCTGGAAGGTCTTGGTCATTTGTTTGCTCCGTTAGTCACTGCGTTGTTGATGATTCATATATACCCGCAACTATTGCGGGGTGTCAACAGGGAAAATGAAAAAAAATGAAAAATAATTTTTGGGGGCTCTTATGCCGACTTTCCGGGCCTTCTTGCGCCTGTCACTCTCCTCGCTTATCTTTACGCATGGAATTGATGGACAAAATCGCTTTGGCCCTTTGCGGATATGGCTTGCCCGGCGAGCCCTGTGAAAGCCCATGCGAGTTTTGTTTAGGTCAAGCTGATGAAGTTATGAAGGTGATCTATGGCCACTCCGAAAAAGAAACCAGAGGATCTGTTGAAGCGCGGCAGGCCGAGCGGCTATTGCCCGGAGTTCTGCGAACTTGTCCTTGAGCTTGGAAAACAGGGAAAATCCTTCACGCAGATGGCTGTTGCGACTGGGCATGTGAAAGCTTCTCTGGGCAGATGGAGAGAAGAGCATCCAGAATTTCGGGACGCTCTTACACGCGCGCTCGAAATGTCTCAGGATTGGTGGGAGGCTCGCGGGCAAGAAGGGATCACTTCCCGCGACTTCAACGCTGCGCTCTGGCACAAGAACGTGGCAAGCAGGTTCCGCGAGGATTACGCTGATCGCAAGGAAGTCACAGGCGCGAATGGCGGGCCTATTCAGCAGGCCGTGACGCTGCGGACGCTCGATGTGTCCGAGCTGGACGACGATCAGCTAGACGCGCTTGAGACTGCGTTGGTGGCCACGCTTGGGAAAGATTGATCTCCCGCGCGACATAGACGGTAAGTCTACGCTCGATGCCATCGAGAAGCGCCGCTGCGAGCTGTCGCTGGCCAACTTCATCAAGAAGGCGTGGCACGTCGTCGAGCCGGGCCAACCCTATGTTCACAACTGGCACATTGACATGATCGCCGCGCATCTTGAGGCGATCACAGACAACCATGCGCTTGAAGACGGATCGCCTTACAATCGGCTGCTGATTAACGTGCCGCCGGGCACAATGAAGAGCATGATCGTCAATATTTTTTGGCCCTCATGGGAATGGGGGCCACGCAATCAGCCGCACCTGCGCTACATCTGCGCCGCGCATCAACAGGGCCTCGCGATCCGCGACTCAACCAAGATGCGCCGCCTCGTGACCAGCGACTGGTATCAAAAGCATTGGGGCGACCGGGTGAAGCTGACCGGCGATCAGAACGCTAAGACCAAGTTTGAGAACACGGCGACCGGGTTCCGCGAGGCGCTGGCGGCGGGCTCGATCACGGGTTCGCGCGGCGACCGGGTGCTGATCGACGATCCCCATTCGGTCGAAAGCGCCAACTCAGACGCCATGCGCGCCTCGACACTTGAATGGTTTACCGAAGCCGTTCCGACGCGCCTCAACAACCCAAAGACCTCGGCCATCGTCGTCATCATGCAGCGCCTGCACGAAGAGGACGTTTCCGGCGTCATCCTTGAGCGTAAGGGCTTCCAAGGCGTCTATGACCACATCTGCCTGCCCATGCGCTACGAGGCATGGCGCGATGGCGTCACAACGAAGCTGGGTTACCTCGATCCGCGCGAAGAGGAAGGCGAGCTACTTTTCCCACAGCGGTTCCCGCCCGAGGTGGTGGACCGCGACGAGGCGGCAATGGGGCCTTACGCCGTCGCCAGCCAGCATCAGCAGGTTCCCTCGCCTCGCGGCGGTAACGTCATCAAGGACCAATGGTGGCAACTCTGGGACCACACGCACTTCCCGCCCTGCGACTTCATCGTGGCGTCGATTGACACCGCCTACAGCAGCAAGGCCGAAGAGCGCGGCGACTTCAGCGCCTGCACGATCTGGGGCGTCTTCAGCGGCGATCCGCAAGCCACAGCCACGCGC